TACCTAAGTGCATAGCACCACGACGCTCTGGGTATTTAGTATCTTTGCGGTCTAGTGAATTAGTGATATACCACGCAGCAGACGCAGCCGCAGCAGCAGCTTGCTGACTGATAGAACCAAAGATACCTGTAGCAAGGTTTGCATAGCTTACAGCTTCTGTAGGTAGGTTGCTACCCAGACGAAGTACCTGACTTCTACGCTCCCATCTAAGGGCTTCACGAGTGGCTTTTTCTTCCTCGTTGTTACGGTATGCTAGACCACAAATCATCGCTTCTGTCGTAGCTTGTTCTAGTAACGCATCGTTCATCAGACTGGCGCGCTGCCCTGTACAGTAGCGTCCTGTACATGACATGGCATTTTCTAAGCGTCCTACGAACCGCATCTTAGCTGATAATAACATTGCCGCCTTGTCGAAGTCTAACTTCTTAGGGTCGTTATAAGGCTTGTCCTCCATAGCCTCCTTGACCAACTCTTTTTCAATAGGACGGTAGTTATCGAAATAATACTGCTTGAAATCTTTAGCTAATCGTGTATAGTCCTTAGCTAAGTCATGTTCCATCTCTGCAATTTTAAGGACTGTCGCAGTGTTAATAGCAGTAATCGCAGCAGCAAGACCTGCACGGATTTTTGCCATGCGTGCAATGGCTTTATCATCAACACGGTCGCTCTCACACCCAGGGTCTGATGCAGCGATGGTTTTTCGGGTAGCTTCATCATATACACCCTCTTCAGGTAATCCCTCAGGGATATGACCCTCGACATCACTTAAGAACGCTACTGGGGTTGTCATTATTTCACCTCATTATGCACTAGCCGTTTGACGATTGTACCATCTTCATATTGCTCACAATAGTATAACTGTTTAAACTTAAGTAAGCTAGATATACCTTTAAGATATTTAATCATCTTATCGATTTCAACCGTAGAGTCTAAACCTTGTAACATAGCGACCCGTTGGATTTCTACTCGTAGAACGCCAGTCCATAAATCACGGTATTGACTACAAACAGCCACCATCTGCAACTCACGGTTCTCGTTTCGTCCTAATAGTAGGAACACACCACCGTTATCCCATAAGAATAGAAACGCGTCCATTTGGAACGCTAGCTCCCCATGTAACCGTTCGTCTTGGTCTGTGTACATCGAACCTAAAAACGGTACTAATTCTCGTAAATCGTTCTTTACTTGCTCGTCAGTACCTTTCATTCGTAAAACTTCAAACTGCATAGTTATCCCCTTGTAGCCATATCAATCTGCCATACACCGATGGCAAGTTCTAAAACCACACCTGTACCCTCGACACGCAGTTGAAATTCTTTTCTGCGTCCATGCCGAGAGAACGGTATTACAGTGTCGCCAACTGGAAATAGGCGAGAAATGTTAGCACGGTCACTCTCAACAGTAACAGTAACATGATGATTATCCACATTCGCTCTAACACGAGTAATATCATAGTAAAATCCACTATCGATAAATTCAGAAACCCACTTGTATGGTCTCCATTTATTACCTTCGTTCCACTGATATACGCCATTAACAGTCATCATCAGCAGTTCGCCTTGTCGTGTCTGCATTAAGTCGATAGGTGCATCAGATAGCGTTACAAGGCGTTTATGTTTCGTATCGCCATAGGTGTTGCTATCATACCAGTACATCATGGTAATGTTCTCACTAACGATAAATAACGCCCCTTTATGCCATGCTAAACGCATAGTGTGTGGGCTAAGCTTACGCCAATCGTCAGCACTTAACACATCAGTAGTAATAACCCTAGCAGGTCCGCCATCTGGTAGTAGTACAATACCATCAGTGGACACATACATCATACCAAACGGTGTCATAACCGCCCCACGCCCTGTATGACAAGCAATCATAGGCATAGGTTCTTGGAAGCGTACAATCTCACGACAATCACGCTCATCACAGCCCATGTCTGCAACTAGCTTGTAAGGGTGTCCGTCCGTTGCTACAAACAGTGTATTGCCTAGTGAACCCAAAGCAACGATATTATCATCAAGAGTCATCTCGTCTGATAACGGAAAGTTATGGGGTTGTAGGTGCTTACTAAAATAAAGTTTGTTACCAACAGACCCTACCAGTAGGGCGGATTGCTCAATAAGCGTAATGTTAGTTAGGTTAGCAGGTGGTTCTCGTACATCTTTAGTAGATAGTCCATAGTCTAACTGCATCATACCAACAGTATCTGTGTATGAACCAGTGCCGATAGGGAGCTCATCAACCAAGAACCAGTTAGTAGTTAGCTCTTGTGTTTTCTCCGCTCCCGTGCGGAAGCCTGTTTCCCTGCGATAAATACGGATAGATTTAACATCATATTCTAACGGTGGGTTGTAGTCTAGCAAGATATTAACAGGGTCTTTGTCTTCAATAACCAAGTCTTCTGATGGTAAGCTAGGTGCAGACTCTTCACCGAACGAGTTCACATAAGTAACAACATATGCAACTTCTCGTGAATATTCTGTATCTTTTCTAGGGGCTGATACCGTAGGCGGATTTAGTGGGCGTGGTACACCCATGCGTCTGTAGGTGATGTCATTACCATCCCATGTCATCGTCTCTGGGTAGTCGTTACGCCCTGTGATGAATATACGAGGACAGTCTGGTAGCCACTCAGCGACTGTCACACACTCGTCCCATGTAAAAATATCACACCCAGTAGCGTGAAGGCGTACATTACCTGTCTTGTTAGACACCTTTAAAGGTTCACGGAACGGTTTTAATGTTCCGTGAGTTAAATCTACATCATGTGCTACGGTTGCGTGGTTCTTAGGTAACTGCTTTCTACGCAGGCGTGGTGCAATACCATAGAACTCATAGAGTTGCCAAGTCAGCATAATTACCCTCGTAATACAATAGCATATAAATAATCATGACCTCGAGAATTAGTATAATATCGCATACTAAGCGTTGATGTAGATACATCAACAGAATAATCTTTCCCCTGCTCTAGTAGTGTATTGTTGAGGGTAACTTCTATTTGAGACCCTGATTTAATATACGCAGGTAGTTTATAGGTAACAAATGCTGTCCCACCCGATATAATACTGCTAGAACTTAATACTTCTAGTGGTGTACCATAAGTAGTCGTTTTTAAATAAGCAACCTCATGGTCGTACCCACCACCTCGTACTACTTCGTACATATCCATAATAGGACCTTTACCTGTTGAAGTAGGTGCTTCAACACGAATAATACGCCCTGTGTCATCGTAGAATACTTTGCTACCGTCAGAAGTCGTAAACGACCCTGCGGACTGTGGTACTTCTGGGGATTGTGCAATACCTGTGATACCACCATACTGGTCTAGCGTGACATTATACGCACCGAGTTTGTATGTACCTGCTTCGGTTTGTGCGACTTTGGTGGCATTAGTAATACGCCCACCATCACTAATAGACACATCATAACCACCAAAGCGGTAAGAATTAGCTGCAAGCTGTGTGGGGGCAAGGTCGATAGTGATATCGTCAGCGACTTTAGTAATCTGTACATCGTTGCTACCTTTGATATTATCAGAAGTAAGCATAGCAACGCTGTCGTCAATACCAGTAATAACCCCGTACTCATTAACATTAAATGGTCCATATTTACCTGCTGTTAAGTTAGCACGAGACATACTAATAAAATATACCCCGTTACGCTCGTCGACCGAGATTGGACCGTGACCGACAATCGTCCCACCAGTAGTACCCCCTCCTGTCCCAGATGCCATGCTAATGATATAAGGGCTAGTCTGAGTACCTTGTCCTGTAACAGTTACACCAGTGCCACCTTGTACATAGGCTTTTGCATATAGTCCATAGTTATCGTAAGCAAGCTGATTACCTGCTCGAGGTGATACGGTAGCTGTAGTACCTGTTCCACCACCACCGCTACCACCCTCGTTACACGGAGCAGGGTTAGGATTGCAGTATGGTGGGGTATAAGTAGGTACTTCACACTCGCCGTAACCGACAACACAACCGCCTTGTATGGTGATAGAACCATAAGTACCATTAGTTGTAAACCGTGTACGCTCTAGGGTAGCGTGTGTACCGTCCCAGTGTAGCGTGTAGTCGGCAATGCACACCGAGAACGCAGGTGTTGATTTCGGTGGTGTAGGAGTTGGGTCAGGTGTAGGACATGGTTGTGGTTTTTTACAATCCAAATTACTCATGTGATGATACCTCGTCTGTGTGGGCGTAACTTCATCTTAATGGGTTTATGTTTCGTGATGGTATGGAAGCGTGCTTGGCGTAGAAAGGTCTGATACTGTCTAGCGTGATAGTCGGCAACGGTTAAGTTAGCCCACTCCATATCACCTAGTGAATACAACCATGAGAACGCTAAATGGGTAACAGCATTAACCCAGTCTTCATAGATGACCTCTGGTACTGCTGTACTATCTCGTTTAGGTACGACAGTGTATTCGACTTCTAGGGTAAGTCCGTTCATGTGCGGTATTTCGTGAACATATAATACATCGTTATCGATGTAGTAATTTACTTCTTGTTCACTTGCACACCCATTACTGAAAACACGCACCGCCATCAGCTCGGATAGGCGTTCATTAGGGGATACTTCTAAAGGATAAGAAGTAGTACAACACTCTAAGTTAATACATTTAACTCTGCGGATAAGTTGGCTTTCTCTACAAAACTGGATTACAGCGTCCATGATGTAAGAAATCGCCATATCTGTATCAATACCGTCAATACTAGACTGGATACGGGGTAAGAACTTATCCACATCTACAAATTTTTCACCATATAACATAAGGGCAACCTCGTATGAAATTACCCTTATTATAACCTTAATTTACGCTATCGTCTAACAGCTTGTTGTCTAATGGCTTGCCCTGTGATAGACGCAT